CTGCAATCAGAACTCTTCCAGGTGCATTATCTTGGGATGCTAACATTTTTCATGAAAGCGCCGAGACGTCAACACCATCCAGAGAAGTCCTTTTGGCGAACTCTACAACTGGTCTCAATTGTTGTGATACAATCGATTTTGACAAGTTAATAGAGACTCCAAGTTCGTCACATATTTTCAAGTATCTTTCAGCCACAGCCTTATCAAAAATTTGAATATCATCACCCAATATCTCATAGCCCGTAAACCAAAGTTCACGATCTAAGAAATGTGTTTGCTGATATGCAAATTGTACAATAAGGTGGTGAGTCAATGAAAGCATTGCAAAACTAGACAATGCTCCCATCGGCTGACCTACCGCATATTTTACAGAAGAAGTTAAATCTTCTCCTATACCATAGCGATTCTTAGGTATTACATACTCACGACCAACTAATATCTTACCTCATGCCTCAGCCAGCTCTATCCCAATAAAATTGGAAAGAATTCCGATCTGAAGATCAATTGGTAGTCTATCTGTAGCCGCACTTAAGTCGTACCCAAAAGCGACCTTAGCTATATGTGCTTTTTCCATACACCTCTTAAAAGAAAGATCCTGATCAAAAGTCCCATCATTAGGCAATGTTTTTAACAGTGAAAACAATGCATCATGAAGAGGTTTTAATAAGGATTGTGTATAAATATCCACTATAGCAAATACTCGTAATTTTCCAGCAGCCTCCTCTTTGAACGCGAGTTGCCCTATAGGCAATCCGGTCTCTGTAGTAAGCGGCTCCTTAACCCATAAACTAGTTTTCTTGGGTAAATAAGACAGTAATTCACGATTATTAGTAAATAAGGCAACAATACCCAATATCTTATTAAGGATATAAGTATTATTACTTAATTCACAATAACCCCGAAATACTGGGAAGATTGGAGAATATGCAATTGCTATTGCATCCGTCAGAAAACCGAACCATGACTTCGTATTTGTAGGACTACTTTTTTCTATAGGAAGTAATACTGCAAAGCCGAGAGCTCTCTTATTAAACCGTTGTGGAAGAAGGATAGGAATCGAAGATTTCATCCATTCTTTCATCAGAGTTATATAAGCAGCGTTCCCGGTGAAGCCATCTGTGATTGTATTTAACTTTGGTTTTAAAGGGGCTTTTATTACCCGATAAATACTAAACAAAGATAATCACAAACGTATAACACTACTAGAGGAACTACAGATGGCTCTGCCATCCCTCTTCGGTATTATACCAGGTAATCCTGACCGTTTGAGACGTGGAAGAGGCAAATCAGCTTCAAGTTCCCGAAGGGACTTGAGGGGCTGACCAGCAATCTTCTTCTGTACTGCAAGCTGACAAGCTTTCAAGTATTTTACAGTATATAAAGTTCCATGATTCTTATTCACTTTAAGAATATGTAACCCAAAATTGTGAAATGCTCGAATTGTATTGGTAACACTGCTTCTCTTAGAAGATAAACATAAAGAAACCATTCTTCATGAATATCTTTTAAGAAAAGCCATGAATCCTTTCGGATCATTAGGTGATATCATACCATCCTTCTCATATCGAACATCAAATAATTTCTTTGGTGCAAGTACTTTAAAATTTTTAAATTTTAGATTATTTTGTTTCATTGTTATTATTGATTTAAATATGTCTCATAGGGGGAAGAATAATATAATCATGCTCCTTCGGAGTATTGGACATACTATTATTCCAGGCCATGAGTTGAAGCGATAGTACTGCGCTGTTCCCAAAAGGGGACGCCAGACAATCAGTGCTAGTTGCTTATTCTATCTGTAACGGACTCCTTAAGTCCAATAGAGCGATAAGCAAGTTTTCAAACAAATTTCATTGGAATTGATCAACTATAGGCAACCCCGAAAGGGACTATAGATATCAATACCCAACTTACGCAACCGTAGCTACGCGGAAAGTTGTTTAGGGTTAAAGGTTAACCTAGATAGTGAAAAC